AACAACTGAACTCATTGGTCCTGCGGCCAGTCAGGAGTTCGGCGAGAACTACGTGACTGGCTCATATCGTACGCCCATGCACCAACAGTTTGGTGGTGCAGGTATGCGTAATGCGGATATGACGACTTACACAAGCGCGAATACGGATGCTGCGGAGAATGACTATGGTAAGTCTGGATATGAGGTACGTCCTAACGAGCGCTACTACACGAGCGACCGTGTTATGGGTCTCAACGTGACACCTGCCGATACACAGGCAAACACGGTCCACTATGCAGATGACTCTCGTCCCACACGTCGTGAGGAGACAAGTGGAAACATACGCCAGACGGGTACACCTGTGGGCTATGCGGGTGGTGCGCCGGCCATTACAGTCTGGGACCCGACAGATGTCGCACGTACCACGGTTAAGGAGACAACTGTAAAGTGGGATTACCGTGGTATTGCAGCACCTGCAGATGGACCGACGCGCCTCACGGTTTATGATCCTGATGATATTGCACGCCCCACGCAGAAGGCTCAGATTTCAGCGAAGTCTGAGTACTATGGCGGTGTCAAGGCAGCCACGGAGAAGTTCACCAGCCACCAGCAGGCGTATAATATGCGCCTCAACCCGAATAAGGAAGCTGTTGCGAAATTACCGAAGCCGTTTGCGGGCAATGGTGGCCTGGGTACATTCAACTCAAATGTGACCCAGACTTCAAAGAAACTCGACGTGGATATAATTGATGACCGTGCTCTTGCCGTGAATAATGTCGTTGGCCTGCCGCCTGGAGCAGGTGATATTGGTCAGGTGAAGTACCGTGCTCCTCTGAAGCTTGATGTGAGCATGGAGCGCAATATGCAGGTCATGGTAGATGCGGTCAATAACAATCCTTTACAGCAGAGTCTGCAGAAGAATGCGGAGCACGATGAGGCGCTTCTGATGCAGTACCTCAATTCACGCGCGTAAGCCAATAGTTAGTATACATAGGTGAAAGGTCAGCATTTGACATAATTGACTGATACAGTTCTTTTGATAAGTTCGGTATAAGTTTTAATAAATCAATATATTCTTTTAAAATAATGAGAGGTAGCCTAGGATATTGCTTTTGTACTGCTATTGTAAAGGGTGTTTCCAAAAGAATAGGAAGTGTCCCACACGCAAGTGCCTCCCACAGTCGGTACGAATCATATCCGTTTCCTTGAGGGCAAAAAGTAAAATAATAACTAGACATTTTCTTTGAGTAGGCTTCGCCCGCCAAAAAATCACACATATATTTTTGAATTGCAGGATATGCATAGACAAAGTCCTTATATTTCATTCTCTCTGGACTATTGAGTGTTACAAATGAGATAAAGAATAATTCAGAACGCTCTATAGATACGGGGAAATACGTTTGTACTCCAATTGGCAGGCATTTTACATAAGGAAGGTCTCCACACCAATTCTGAATCCAAAATTCAACCTCGGGAAAATACTTGTGAAATATATAAAAATGTTCATTAGAAAATGCTAAATCGCAACTAGATGAAATAAATATTTTTATATTAGATTGTAAACCAGAAATTCTTTGTTCTATTAAAAAGGCAGTCCATTCTGCAAAATTTCCTGGTGCAATAAAAAGTGTGTGTGCATTAAAAATCTGTTTTGTATTTTCTGGAGTTCTTAAATTAAATATAATTTTCTTTTTAGCGTTTTCAATAATTCCACAATCAAACTGTACGGAATCTTCATTTAATAAGAAAAAATCAATTGATTTATCTAAATCGCGAATACGAAATGGTTCCATTTGATAAAATAACCGCTTAGAGATTTATACCAAAGAAGATTTAAATGCCACAACCCGCTTGGCTTGTTGCAGGACCCCCAGGTTCAGGTAAATCCACGTTTATTCGCTCTGAAGCGCAAAGACGTGGAGTCAATCTTCTTCATTGGAATGCGCGCGTCGACCGTAGTTTACGTGATGGTCGTGATCGTCTTCATATTCAAGTGCGTTCACGTGAAGCCTCAATTCTCTGGATTGAAGGCGTCGAGGACCTCACCCAGGAGGCACAGGCGTTCCTGCGTCGCATTCTAGAAACGGCGATGCCCCAGGTACTCTGTATTTTGGAGTCCACGGAGCCGTGGCGTATCTCACCACCGGTCCTTTCCCGTTGTATTTACAAGGAGGTGCGTTCATGGAAGAATTCTCTAAAAGCGGAGGCCCAGCCACCGAGTCTTGAAGGTGTCCTGGAGGCGTGGAATAAGGGCGAAGATCCGATTACACTTTTACAGAAAGTCTTGGAGACCAAAGGATTTGTTCCGCAGGAACTTGTTCTTGAAGCGTATAGGCGATGGGGGAATGGAATGAGTCCATGGCTACTTTTGGCGTGGTTGGTGGCTGAAAATAAGGGCGCCACCCGCGTTTAATGGCGTACGATACGAAACCGCTTCTCTTTAGAGAAATATGAACGTCGGCGGAGATTCTATCAATGTCTACGCCGAGGCAAAGACAGAGTACACTCGTCAGCTTTGCCAGATTCTATCACCGGCTTTTCAGATCTATTTCTTGGATTTACTGAAAGTTGCAAAGGACAAGGAGCCCGAAACAAAACGGCTTCTCTGGAACTTCCAGGCACTTCTTCAGGAGATTCCGGACTGGAATCAGGATAAGGTTCTCAGGGAAACGGAGAAGATTCAGCGTGATTCAAATTGTGATTATCTGGAGGAACTGCTGACGGCCGTCTTTATTGCACACACAAAGGTTCTTTCTGCTATTCGAATCACTACCAAGCAAAAGAAACTGCAGATTACAATTCCGAAGCTTGACCACTTTATTCACCGTACTTTGAGAGAAACAGGTCGTCTTCTCTGGAACAACGCCTTTCTATTTGCTGAGCAGGGCAGCTCAATGGATCGTCAGAAGAATATGCGTCAGGTTGAGGCCCTGATCGTTGAGGGTATTCAGCAGTCGATTCGTAGTCTGCTACCTGTAAAGACTATCCTCCGCGAATACCTCAATGATGATGAGGGTGAAGGTGCAGAGGATGAGGAGGAGGGTGAGGCCGAAATTGTTGCGACGAAGGAGGCTGATGTAAAGCCTGAAGCGAAGGAAATTGAGACAAAGCCTGAACCGGTTGTTGAAGTGAAGCCAGAGCCTGAGCCCCTGCCTGAAGCCAATACACAATCTGTCCAGGCTCCTAAGAGTTCTATGAAGTCCACTGTGACTGTCAATAAGGAGGCTGGGATCATAGCACCTGTGCCTGAAGGGCCCGAAGGGCAGCAGACACTTGTTGTCGATACGGAGCCGACAGTGAGTTTCACAAATATGGATACAATCTTTGATAGCAACAATCTGGAAGGTAATGAAATTGCCACGCATTCCATGTTTGAAGGTGGTGAGGTGGAGCGTATTGAAACAATCGATGCACCTCCGGAACCGCTAGATGACTTTGAAGACTTGGATGGTTCGGGGACCGCGATTGATTTTGAGGAAATAACAGCGTAAAAGTTTTCTAGGTGAGGTCAGTAAATGTTTGGCACGAGCACGCCCCTTTTTCTTACAGTTCTGCTTGGCGGTTTAATTCTATCGGCACTTGGAACTGCACAGACAATCTATTACCAGAAGGAGCCCTTTCAGATGAAGGGTGCCATTCGTGATTTTTGTATTGGTGCTATCATGGTCACTTTCTTATATCAAATGATTCCCGATTCAGTTGTATCAGTGGGAACCTTTTTATCGGGATTTAAGATGCCTGAGATGCCGAAGATGTCAGGTGGTGGCTCACCTGCATCTGCGATGATGGTAGGGTCCGAGATGGACTTTGATCTACAGACTGGAGTCCCGAGATTTTAAATATGTGGCAATATTATAGCAAAATGAACGCAAATATGGGCACTGGAATGAATGAGAATAATAGCCGTGCAATGAATTTATTTAGCAATAATAACAATGTTGCTTCAAATGCTGCATCTGCGGTAATGGCGAATGCTAAGATGCCTCAGATGGGTGGACGCCGCCGCAACCGTAAGAACCGTGGCACGCGTAAGAATCGCAAGAACCGTGGTACGCGTAAGAATCGCAAGAGCCGTGCGAACCGCCGTTAGATATGATTAGATAGGCTAAAATTCTATTAAATCAAGTCTAAGTAGAAATGGACCATCAGTATGAAGCTACGGCACATGGTGTTATGATGTGGGCAACCAGTGAACTTGAGCATGTAGGTCGTATTGCCAGTATCAAAGATGAGGATATTCAATATAACTATGCAATGAGTACTCTCTTTAGCATGGCGCATCTTAAGGATGCCCTCTTTGAACTGGTAAATGACCCGGATTACAAACACCAGAAGAAGGACCTGCTGAAGACTCATGACAAAGTCATACGCGTGATGAAGCATCTCTGTAAGGAATATGCGCTGGACCTGAAGGCGATTAAGGCATTCAATACAAAAAAGGTTCTCAGCAACTTAGACTATCTTAAAAACGAGACAAACGGATACAATGCAAATAATGAGGGAAATAACAACAATAACAATAATAACTACAACAATAATCACTATAACAACAATGCAAATAATAACAGTAAATCGGGTGGTAAGCGCACACGCAAGAATCGTAAGTAAACCTTTGATTTAGTTTCGTTATACGACACATGATCAAAAGAATAAACTATACACCTTCTCATCCTTCGGAACCCGATTCACTTTGAATCCGCTAAAGGGTTTCTTCTCTACCTGGTCGCGTGGCCGTGCCATGTGGCACTCCTCGGCGATGACCTTATATAAGTCAAAACTCGGATACTTTTCATTTCCATCGGCATCAATGAGTACATTCTCACGTGCATCAGTCACCATCCAGGTCCACATGGTATTGAACAGATCAGAGTCAGTCTCACGGATCTCCATACCCTCCTCAGAGGACATCACACGACCACCTTTCTTCCCCTCCATTTTATGGGGAAATACGGCCTCAAATAGACTGACTGCAAGTCTACAGAGATCAAATGACGGATTCGGCGTGACAATTGCCTCCTTCTTCACAGCAAACTCGCCAAAATTATACTGCGTCGCCGCATCATTTCCAGGACGGAAATCATCACTATAGACAACCCTATCGCCCAACTTAAATATCGCGCGGCCAAAATCAATAATCTGGAAAATCTTTCCATAGGTCGGCACTTTCCAAGTAGTTCCATCGCGCTTCGAATAGTAGAGAAACTCCTTATTCGTAGCCGACCAGACAATATTATTGGAGTGAAGGTCATTGTGCGTCATTGAAAGTGTATGCTGCATTGCGCAGAGTCCCGCAATCACCTGAAATAGCCAGGCTGACCAACGCGCCTCCCACTCAGGCTCACCAGGCTCCGCACCTACGAGGCTATGATTCTCAAGAAGAGTATCCATTACACCCTCTGAGCGTTCAAGATACATGAGCATAACAGGAAAATCAGTAAATTCTGCGAAAAAAGGCGGATCGTCATCATCCTCAGATTCTTCAGAGTCCTCTTCAGATTTCTCGGACTGACTATGAAAACTCAGATTATCAGCCGTATGAATACTTCCTTCTCCACCAGGAACGGAATCGGCCTTTAGTGATTCATCAGCAGATGCCTCCGCATCTGAATCCTCTTCAGAATTTGTTGAGTCACTGCCTTCATTAATGAAAGATGGCTTCTGAGTCCAATATGCTCGATCCGAATCTGTTTCAAAATCCGCCTGAATGGCAAATCGCTTCGCATCAAGTCCTCTCCAGAACCAACGAGTGTTGCGAAAACTATCGTAGTCTTCACTGATATTGAAAATATACTTATCCGCGATAGCCGTCATTGAGCCGTAGTAAAAAGGAAAATGCGGCGATGCATCCAGTTCACGCAAGCGAGAGAGACTAAAATAGGAGAGCGCCTCCACGTATGCCTGGTTCATAGGATCCTTCAGTTTCTCTTGGGCTCGAGCCCAACCCTTCGTCCGAGTTGAACTTGCTGGAGCATCCGCAAATTCATAGCGACCTTTCATCCAACGAACAGGGTCCAGAAGATGAGTCACCTTGCAATATGCCTTCTGTTTACCAAGCTGCTTTCCATTTCCGAGAGTAATCTCGCAGTCACCCTTTCCTGCATCACTACTTTGTCCTTGCCAGCGCCACTTGTGGTCAAGCCATGCCTGGGCCTTCATATCAAGTCCAAGAAGTGAATATGCCGGATGAGATAAACTTATGTTCCGATATCCAGACATTTGTGCCATGTAGTCGGTAGTAAGAAGTTGTTGAATAGGAACAATGGGTGGAGGGGACATACTTTTAAATGCAGTGTCCCATGTTTCCACAGGCATTCTTTCTGGTCGGGGTTAAGGATTCAAGGCTTTTTTTAGAACGCGTTTATTTATTTTAACTTAGTAGATATGGTAAAGAAAAATGATAGACATTACACAAAAAAAGTGAGAGGTGGTATGTTTTCTAGGTTAGCCCCATCTTTTGCTCGTGCAGTGCGCGTAGTAGCACCTTCTGTATCTCGTGCATTCAAACCACAGCACCTTATTAAACAAAGTGAATTACATCTGGCACAAATTCGCAACATGGCTTCTAAAGCAGAACGTATTGCTGCACACGAGGCTGTAATCCCTGCAGTTCCTAAATATCCTCATACAAGTGCTGCGGCAAATTTAAAAGTATTAAGAAATACGATGGAAATAACAGCTGCTCAAATTAAAAGTGGTAGATTACCACAAAATAAAATTATTGATATAGTACCTGAAATAAAAAAACTAAGTAAAATATACCCAACAAATGGTACTTTAATAAAAATAATGAGACATTTAGAGAAGCCATTTGCTAGAGCATATCGTAGTGAGAATGAATATCAATTAAAATTATTTAGAGCATTTGAAGAAGCTATTACAGAACAAACCGACTATGAAATATTATGGATACGCACATATGCTGATAGCCAATATACAATACCAAAAATTGTACGTAATATGTATGCTTATAAAACAGAACAATTAAGAAATATTTGCACTCAAAATGGTATTATTGTTGACAGTGCAACACAAGATATTGAACATTGCAGAGAAATTAATAGAGCAATAAAAATAGATGTTAATTTAGGGGCACCAGAAAGCAACCTTGCAGGATGGTTGAGAGATAAATTAAACGGTCCAAATAATTTATTGCCAATTGATAAAGATTTACATCCTTATAAAACTCAACTTTTAGCATATATTGAAACACACCCAGGTTCAAATCCTAGAGAAGCATTTGAGAAATTAACTCCTGCGAGTTTACATACTCGATTAGAAGATTATTTTAGAGACGCAAATTCTAAATTACTATTATTAAAAGTAGACTTTGAAGGTCGCCTAGCTCAGTATTCAGAAGAACATATTCAAATACATACTCTAAACATAATTCAAGATATTGAACTTTATACAAAAATATATACTCATAATGGAGGTGGGATAAAAGTACAATTTGGTGGAGTAGAAGAAGAAATATCGAATAAAATTACAGATTTTATTTTAGATTCATATCTTAAAATAAAACTAGATGAAACAGATTTAATCGATATTAATAATGATGATGTTTTTAATGATATTTTTAATAAATATACAGAAATAATTACTAATTTACATAAAATAAAAGAAAATAGTGAACGTGTATTTGAATCAAATAGTTTAAGCAAATTAAACGCTTTTGCAGGTGGAATCAGAAAAAATAAAACTCTAAATAGAAAAAAGATGATAAGGAAGACACGAAAGTTAGGCGGAGGTCCATTTAATAGAGCAGGAATGATGGTTGGAAAACAATTGATGACAAAGGCGGCACAGGGGGCACTAAAACAGTCACAGCCACTGGCACAAACTGCTTTTAAAATGGCTCCTATGGCTTTTGGAACACAGATGGGAAATCCTGCGCTCAAACAAATACCAGCATCTTTTGGAAAGTTTGTAGGACAAAGTGCATTCCCAACAGCAATTAATGCAAAAAAAGCAGGATTTGATTGGCACCAACCAAGCAACGATGAAACATTAAACAGTGAAGAATTCAAGACAGTATACGATGAACTTTATGGAGAGCAATGGCATAAAAATAATCCTGAAGAATCAACAAAAATACTTAGAAATTTATATGGACAGGAAGAATGGAATGATTTAATTGCTAAAAAGCTAAAAGAGAGAAAAATGAAAAATTTAAAGAATAAATTGGATACAAATGCATCAGATGATAAAAAATTATCAGAATTTATGAAAGGCTATGCGTGGAATAAATTTACAAATGTAGAAAAAAATGAAAAATTACTTGCTGAAGAAGTACTCAAAGGGCTAAAAAAGATTCCTGCACCTTCAAAAAAAGCAATCGAATTAGCTGGCATGGTATATGGTGGTAGTCTTAAATACAAAAAACGCAATATTAACAATAGAACTAAAAAAGTTAAAAAGCGTCGCAACTAAAAATCTCGTTTGCCGTCCCTATACAGAATGGCAGCCGCCTCCGCTATGAATGTATCCCTCCGCAAGTTCGAGATGAAAAAGATTCCTCAAGATGCCGTGGCCGTTTTTATTGGTCGCCGTCGTACGGGTAAGAGTACCCTTGTTCGCGACCTCCTCTACCATCACCAGAATATGCCACTCGGCACAGTCATCAGTGGTACAGAAGAATCCAACAGTTTCTACGGGCAAATGATTCCGCCACTCTTCATTCATGGAGAATTCAGTCCAGTGATTCTGGCAAATTTCTGCAAACGCCAGAAACTCGTGATGCACAAAATCCAACAGGATCTCGCCGTTGGCAAACAGAGTAAGATTGACCCCCGCTCCTTTATGATTCTCGACGACTGTATGTACGACGATTCCTGGACCCATGATAAGAATATTAAATACCTCTTCATGAACGGTCGTTGGCTGAAGGTCTTCTTCTTGATTACTATGCAGTACCCACTTGGTATTCAGCCGGCGCTCCGAACCAACGTAGACTATGTTTTCATTCTCCGTGAGCCCTACGCCTCTAACCGTAAGCGCATCTATGATAACTACGGGTCGGCCTTTCCCTCTTTTGAATTCTTCTGCCAGGTCATGGACCAATGTACTCAGAATTACGAGTGCCTTGTGATTGATAACACATCACAGAGTAATAAACTTGAGGACTGTATTTTCTGGTATAAGGCCGAAATGCACCCTGAGAAGTTCCGTATTGGGGCACCCGAGTTCTGGCAACATAGTGAACAACACTATCGTGACAAAGATGAAGAAGATATTAATCAGTATGACCCGAGTGCAGCACGGAAACTCAAGGGACCTCCTATTAATATCCGCAAGATGTAGAGATGAAGAGTGACACAATAGCCATTTTATGTATACTTCTATTTGCATGCGTACTCATGGGCTGGTACGCAGTGGAAAGCACAACAGAGGGATTTGAAGCAGGTGAAGGTCAGATGTGCGGAGTTGATAAGCCTCCATGTGTACATGGCACCCGTTGCATGAATGGATACTGCAGTTCTTATAATACTCCGATGCTGCCGGCCGTTTCTGATTTACCCGTTGAGCCTTCCGATCTAGGAAATCCTGGCGGCTTTCTCCACACTGAATAGAATGGCTAAGATGATGAGTTTAGGCGTAGCGGGCAGCGCCCTAGTTATTTTATTTGCAGTACTTCTGTTGATGCCTATACTACGTAGCGTATTCCCCGGCCTCGTGCAGGGCTTTTCTAATTATGATTGCAAGCGTGAGACACAGTGCCCTGAGGGAACCTTCTGCCAGAGCGACCAGTGCATTCCTATTGTGACAAATGAGATGACAAATTCAGCGGGTGCCACTGGGTATTACGCGTAAATTTCTGTTCTATGTTTTTTCAAAAAACTGTAAACAGACTAGTCCTTCTTATCCTCATCCCTCTTCTCCTTCTTACGCTCCATAACCAGGTCAGCAGGCCCACTGAACATGCTTGCATAGGAGCCAACGCCCGCTGTAAAGGCCGAAGCATCCGCTGCTTCAGGCTCGGGGCGCTCCACCTTCAGTTGCTGGCCCGCCATGCCCTTTACACCCTTCTGGCGCTGCTCTGAGTAAAAAGTATCACGTGCAGTCTCATTCTCCTTATACTTCTTCATCAGCGTATTCAGCTGGTCCTCAGCATACTCCTGCTCCGCGACTGCATTCGGATTCGGGTCCCATGGAAGCCACTTGCCAACCTCACCCACAAATACGTTGTGAATTGTATCATTCCGCTGTAGCTGCTTAGAACGAGCAACGGCCTCGCCCTGAGAGGCATATACACCGCGGATCTTGAGCCCACGTACAGAGGTCCTAAAGTTATTCTTTGCATAAAACTCTTCCTCAAGACGTGTACCATTCTTATAGAGGAAATCCTCATACGCCTCCTGAATCGTTGTCTCCTTGATTTCAGCTTGGTTCTTGCGTACATAGCCCTCAAGGTCGGCAAGTACAGTCTCCATCTTCACCTGGCTCGTGCGGCAAATGACAGCAATGCCTGACAGGTCGAGCTTCTCTGCCTTTACAGCCTCTGACTCGAGCTTTGAGTTGACTGTGCGAACCGTGTCGGCAAGAAAGGCCTCAAGCTTCTTTGTCTTATACTGAATCTCATAGTCCTTTACGAATGACGAAAAGAAGGATGCATCCTTACTGGTCAATACCTTCTCCGGACTCAGGAAACTCAGTAAACAAAACTTCTGACCAGGAATCTCCTTGTCCTCATCAAGAAAGTCCTCCTTCTCCGTATAGTTAACCTCCTTTGACATTCTAAGGGCTTACTGGTATATTTCTTTAGGGGGTTTCCACGCAGCCGGTCTGCGCCCAAAAAATTTCTCACTATCCAATATAAATAATGGATCTCGCTGAAGTTCTCAATCGCGCCATCAAGTATCTCATTGAGGGCATCGCCGTCGGTCTCGCGGCCGTGCTCGTTCCCCGGAAGGGCATTGACTTCCAGGAGGTTGTCGCCATCGCCATCGTCGCCGCGGCCGTCTTCGCCGTACTCGACCTTGTCTCCCCGTCCATCGGTGTGACGGCTCGCCAGGGTGCCGGCTTCGGTATTGGCGCGAACCTCGTTGGCTTCCCGCGGTAAGCTTACGAAGTAAGCGAGCCTTCAGGCTAAGCGCAGCGACCCTTTATGGGTAAGCTTACGAAGTAAGCGAGCCTTCAGGCTAAGCGATAAGGAAACCAATAAGACTATCAATATATGTACTATTTTTCTATCATATAGATAAATAGTAAATGCGTATCTCTACAACAACAGTTGCACTTATAGTTCTTATATGCACACTTCTCTTTGGAGGCATCATCGTGTCGCGTTCATATTTTGAAGGGTTTGAAGTGGATGCAAGTGGAAATGAAATTCCGAGCCCCAATACCCCGACAACTCAAGCACCGGTACAGAATGTAGCGCCCCAATTCCGATCTCTTATGCTGGATCCCCAAGGACAACCTATTACGCTTCCTATGATGGCTCCTCAAGGACAACCTATGATGATGGCTCCTCAGGGACAACCTATGATGATGGCTCCTCAGGGACAACCTATGATGATGGCTCCTCAAGGACAACCTATGATGATGGCTCCTCAAGGACCTTCCCTCATGCCTCCTATGGCTTTACCAATGGATGCACACATTATGCTGCCTATCCAATCTCCTGTTTTTGCGAGGAGTAGAGTAAATATGGGTGCACCTTACCAACCTGCTCAATTTATGCAAAATCCAGTTGAACAAGTGGGCCCCACACAAGTAATGCAAATGCCTAATATCTTTACACCCGAAGTATTGAATCAGCAAACAATGCTTTTAGACCAATCAAAACAGGCCGCATCAAGAGGTGATATGGCCGCAGCAATTTCTCTCAAACAGGCCGCCTCACAAATTGGTAGGGGTTAAGTAGAATGCGTCTTTCCAATACAGCTCTGATCCTTGTGATTTTTGCCTCCGCCATCCTTCTTTCTGTTATAAGCCCGCTGCGTGAATTCTTCACATCTCCTGGAACTATGGTACAACTAACCACAAGCCATGTACCCAATGCAGAAGACTATAATTACTATAATAATGTGTACCCTAAAATGGTGCGCCGCGAAATTGCTGACATGACAGGTGAGGACCCTGGTCAACTCCGCCCTTGGGTCTTTCCGTACGCTGGCGGATACTACTTGAATTAAATTGACCTCACAAATTGCCAACTCAAATCTTCACAAATCTTCTGCCAGATTTTATCCTGCGTATAGAGTTTGTCCCGATTTTTCAATAAAGGAAAATTCGGAAGATAGTCATCCAGCTCCAAAAGTTCGCAGAACTTATACAGAACATATGAATACGAAAGGAAATTGCTGCGCCCCTTGGGGCAGTGCTTCTGAAAATGCGGTTGAATCTCCTTGAACATATACCGAAGTTTCTCCTCAATCTCACGATTCATCACAGGGGCATTTTTGCCATTGAGACGATTTGTAATATGGGGAACGTGTTCATAATATTTATTCGCCTTGATTTTCTTCAGAATCTCGCGAATTTTTGCTGCCTTCAGTCCCTCAAGTTGCGTAATACGCTCTTTCTTGAGCTCCAGTAAAATCTGATCATAGATTTCTTGCGGAATATCAGTGCACTCCTTGGCCTGGAATTGTGCAAGCCATTCATTAAAATGGTTTATACGCTTGTATGCATAATAACTCACTTCACGTGGCGGGTCCTTATAACTCGGCTTATCACTATCCATAAGAACAAACTCTTGATGTCCACAGATTGCACAGCTAAACATGGCTTCATTGGCGCTGAAAATCATTTCTGATGAGCATTCATCGCAAAGACCAAATCCACTTTCCGCCTCAACAGAAGTATTTCTCGCATGACCAGGATCAACCTTCTGTAGATATTTATCGAGGAGTTTATCCCGTTGTAAATTCTCACCCTTCATCTCTTTTTTCAGATCTGTCGTGGCTCCACTGCTTTCACCAGCCGCATCATGGAGGGCCGCGAGGACACTTCCCGGTTTCACATAATTTCTGGTTTTCTGTAGACTCTCCACTCCATTCTGAATCTTCTCCTGGATGTCATAATACTTGTAAAGAATATCACCTGTTTCCAAAAAATAATTAAGCAGATCATCCTCCTTATCAATTGACTCAATCTCACGTTTCACTTCACGTAGTCGATTTTCCTTCAGATTCCGTTCAATAATGTTTTCACAAACCTCTATTTCACGGGCCAATTGTTTTTCCTGCAGCTTTAGTGATTCAACTCCCTGTTTCTGTTCAAGAAGCTGGGACATTTTCACCTGGTGAATTGCATCGAGCGTAGTACGAGCCTCCGGATTAGACCGCTTTGTTGGCCTTATCTTGAAGTAGGGCTCACCCATACTAAATTCTATTGAGTTGTCCTGAATCCGTTTAGGCGCTTTACTTTATTTGAAATTTGATTAAATTACTTTCTTAGTATATAGTGTATGAAATACACCATCGAGATATTGAAAGAAATTCTATCTGAGGGTGGCGCCACATTGATAGGCGATTATCCAAAATATAATCAACGAATGCGTATTAGATTTCAATGTAAATGTGGTAAAGAGGGTACTAAACGGTTTGAGATGTTAAATGTCTATAGATTGCCTTATTGTGAAGAGTGTTCTAAGAAGATTGTGAGTGAAAGAATTAAAGAAACATTTATGGAAAACTATGGTGTTTCAAATATATTTCAAGATGAACAAACTATGATTAAAATACAAGATTCAAATATAAAAAAATTTGGAGGTCATCCTAAAAGGAATAAAGAAGTACAAGAAAAATGGAAGAATACCTGTATGGAAAGATATGGCGGTCATCCAAATCAAAATCCAGATGTTCAGGCAAAAGCAGAAAAGACATCATTTAAACATCGCGACTACACTATGCCGAGTGGAAAAATTGTAAAGATACAGGGATACGAAAATATTGCATTGACTGAATTACTCCAACATTTTTCAGAAGAAGAGATTTATATTGGAAGAGGTATCGTACCCCATGTAAAATATACATGTAATGAGGGTAAACAAAGAGTCTATTATCCTGATTTCTACATTAAGCCACTAAATACAATACTTGAGATAAAATCTGATTGGACCCTACAACTACAAACATGTAGATTGGAAGAAAAGGCAAAGGCAGTTTTAAAGGCGGGCTACAATTTCGAAGTTTGGATTTACAATGGCAGTGGCCAGAATAAAGAGATTTTGACCTTCTAAAAGCGGAAGCCTCCGGCTCTGGTTTTAATAGTTTCTTCAAAAATTTCCAAATTTTTTCATTCCGCCAAAATTTTTTTCTAAAGGAGGTGTATAATACATCATGACTGGAGGGGGCCTCATGCAATTAGTGGCTTATGGTGCGCAGGACGTCTATCTCACGGGCAACCCCCAGATCACCTTCTTCAAGGTGGTCTACCGCCGCCACACGAACTTCGCCATGGAGGCGATTGAGAACCCGTGGAACGGCGCGCCGAACTTCGGCAAGCAGGTCACGTGCACGATCCAGCGCAACGGTGACTTAATCTACCGTATGTACCTCCAGGCCACGCTCCCGTCAGTGCAGCTCCTGGCGAGCGACGGCTCTGGCGCCCAGTTCCGCTGGCTCAACTGGGTTGGACACAACCTCATCGAGTGGGTCGAGCTCCAGATCGGCGGCCAGCGCATCGACAAGCACTATGGCCAGTGGCTGCACATCTGGAATGAGCTCACGCAGGAGCCTGGCAAGCAGGCTGGCTATGCCAAGATGGTGGGCAACATCCCGCAGCTCACGAACCTCCTGGTTCAGGGCGGCGAGACCTGCGACAACTACTGCAGCGGTGGCGAGCCGAACAGCTCCAACGAGGTCCTCAACTGCTCCCCTGAGTACACCCTGTACATCCCGCTGCAGTTCTGGTTCTGCCGCAACCCTGGCCTGGCGCTCCCGCTCATCGCGCTCCAGTACCACGAGGTCCGCATCAACCTCCAGTTCAACGACCTCACGAACCTCTGCTGGGCGTACACCCCGCAGGCGTCGTCGACGACGGCGATCCAGACGCGCGTTGGCAACAACGGCCTTGTCGCCTGCTCGCTGTATGTCGACTACATCTACCTCGACACGGATGAGCGCCGCAAGTTCGCGCAGGTCTCCCACGAGTACCTGATCGAGGTGCTCCAGTTCACGGGCGGTGAGTCCATCACGTCCAGCTCTAACAAGCTCAAGCTGAACTTCAACCACCCGTGCAAGGAGCTTGTCTGGGTTGTCCAGCGCGACTCCTTCACCAGCTGCGACACGAACGTCATCAACCCGTGGAAGGGCCAGCAGCCGTTCAACTTCTCTGACTGGTGGGACCGGTCAGTCCTGGAGTCTGGCTACTCCGTCACGCGTGTTGAGGGCATGGCCGGCGCCAACCCGTGCGTCACGGCGCTCATCCAGCTCAACGGCCACGACCGCTTCCAGGTGCGTGAGGGACGCTACTTCAACGAGGTCCAGCCGTACCAGCACCACACCAACATCCCCGCGGTTGGCATCAACGTCTACTCCTTCGCCCTCCAGCCGGAGCAGCACCAACCGTCAGGCACGTGCAACTTATCACGCATTGATAACACCACGCTGCTCCTCACGGTCTCCAACAACGCCGTTGGCACGGCGACGTCCTCCACGGTCTACGTCTATGCGACGAACTACAACGTGCTCCGCGTGATGAGCGGAATGGGTGGACTCGCGTACTCAAATTAATACTTTTATGTATTGGTTTCAATATACCCCCGGATTTCATTTTTATAAAATATTCATTATAGCGTATTAAATTTGATTGATATAAAATCTATTGCTCTTATTTAGAAAATGGCAACAATAGACTTACAAATAATTTGTAAAGCAATCCTAGAACAAGGAGAAAATAAAGGAAAACAGTGTTGGCGACCTAATTTTAAAGATGGCTATTGTGGAAAGCATCAGACCTATGCAGCCCTAGAAAAGGGATTTCAAGAAGGAAAGAAGAAATGTACAACTCATCGATGTAATGAATTTATTGAAATAAATGATAAATATTGTAATGTCTGTAAATCTGTGAAGGAGTCTGCAAAAAAAGTAAAAAAAATATGTAAAGCAATTATCCAACAGAATGATAATAAAGGAACTCAATGCGATAAACAAGCATCAATTGGAGATTATTGTGGAAAACATTTTGAACGCAATACACTTATTGAAAGTGTAAGTAAAAATGGGCAACGTGTTTGCGATGATGGGAAGCGTTCATGTATAAATATAACCAAAGATAATCAATTAAAATGTGAAAAATGTTTGGAAAAAACAAGAGAAATTGAAAGAAAAGAATATAGACAAAGACAACTTGATGACTCTCTTTGTCTTACATGTGGTATAAAAATGAATACAAAAACCGAGGGCTTTAAAAAAGAGATAGTTCAGCGATGTCCTGAATGTTATAATAAATTAAAGGAGATTGAAAAAGAAAGAGAGAGAAAAGATCGTGATTATAATATTGAACGAAAACAAAATATACAAAAACATTATAATGAATATCAAAGAGGAGCAATTAAACGCAATCTAGAATTTAGTATAAATATAGATGATTTTGGAGAACTTGTAAATTCACATTGTTATTATTGCGATGAATATAATAGTGAAAAAGTAATTGGATTAGACCGGCTAGATTCATCAAAGGGATATAGTATTAAAAACATTGTGCCCTGCTGTAGTGAATGTAATACAATGAAGAATAATGCATCAATAGATAAATTTATTAATAAAATAAAAAAAATATATCTACATCTTATTGATAAAACTAAAGAATCTGAAGAAATAGAAGATGAAGAAAATAAACCTAGTTATATTCGTCCAAGAAAGATATTAGAGTATTATGTTAAAAATAAACTTCCTGAGTATGTTGAACTTTGCAAAAGAGATAATCGATCTATTCTATTTATTAAAAAAATAGAAGAGATGAGTGCTTTAAAATTAAATGAAAAAGAATGTATCAAATATATTAAAACAGCATTACAATCTGAATCTCATGCATTAACCCTTACACAGACAGGTCGTCATAATATGTCAAAAGTAGAACTTCGTGGATATTTAGATTTATCAAAACCAGAAAAATGTATTGAACTCTATGAAAGTGCACATGGCAAAGATGAAGTTTTCCATGATGATATTACAGAATTATCAGAGAAATGGAAACTCCTTTCTGAAGTAGATAAAAAATTAAAGTTAGATAAACTCCTTATTAAATTTCAAAATCGCCGTAATAAAATCACTTATTTCCATACAAAATAAAAAATATAGTCAGTATTAAGGCACATAAAATTATAACCAAAATAAGAATAACAAACCATTTATTTGAAAGTGTATCATACGCACCCAATTGGGATGGGTTTGGATGTTGAGAATTTTTACGACAAATTGGACAGAATGGAAAGTCTAGATTACTAACGTCCCGTTTTTCGCAAATCCATTGATTCCAACAAACTGGATGAACATGGAATCGACAACCACATGTTATATATTTACTACTCTCTACAAGATCTGCTCCATTTTCATGAATGACTTCAAGACAGACAAAACACTCATTGTCAGGGGTCACAGCAGTGAGTTCTGTGAGTGAAGTGGTGGACGAAGACGGCTTCATTACAAAAAATATGGAGTTATTTCTATAAGTAGATTAATTTGTTATGCGACGACGACGAAGTACGGGACCCTGAATTTCAGTCGGTACATCCAACTCTTCCCCGCTCATCCAGGTCGCAACCTTTCCCAGAGTACCTACAACGGCAAATAGAGCTGCAATAAGCATTGCCTTGTACATGCTTTGTGAATGAAGCATAAGGCCCATTAGAACTTGACAGAAACTACTATCCATCACAACAAGACTCTGTACAAAGCCCCAAACGCCCCGTGGTGCACAGAAACACAGATATACATGGGTTGCCGACCATGCCACAAATCCAATGCCTACTGCAGTCACAAGACCCCAGCCGCCAAGCTGCTTGCACTTAATGGAACAATAGTCCCTATATGACATAAACACTTTGACAGTAGTCCGGTCAGCGCGTAGCCTCAAATTTTTCCCGTGGCTCATGTAGGATGGATATTTCAAATACTACAGAGTCTCAAGATCTAGTCTTTATTGGCACTGCGGCCATATTTGTAGAACTTATCACTCTTTTTCTTGTTAAATATGCCGGCTCACAGCCCACCGTGGGTACTATGGCACTTAATGATTGGTATGAACGCTTTGGTGTTTTTGCTGTGGGTGCAGATGTTATGAGCCTTATGATTGGTGTTGTGGCCGCTCGATTCCTCTACACCTATTTTTTCAAATCAGTAATGAACTGGTCGCCGCTCTATTTTATCTTGTGTGTAGTTCTTTTCCAGTTATTCCATGATCTCCTCTTCTATTTTACGACCATCAAGGGCCTTCCTCGTGGATACAATGAAATGATTGATGTGTTCCAGGATTATGCAAAAGAAAACGGCGCAAAGATTCTCGTTGCAGATGCACTCATGGTAATCGGTACGGCGCTAGGTGCAATGTATCTAAAATCGGTGCCTCTCCATTTTGTCCTTATTGGTCTACTGGTGCTGCTTTATGCACTCTGTTTTATTCTTTTTACTGCGCCTACACCGACGGCGGCACAGGCCTACCAGGCATCTACACCTATTCCTAAAGTGGCTCAGGGGCAACAGGCCCCGCCCCCTGCGAAACAGAATTTTCAACAGGACCGTCAACAGGGACTTCTAGACCCTGGAAGTTTTGATGCACAACAATTACACACACCATTTAATCCAAATGCTTTTTAAAATATATCCACTTTATATATGCAGACCCCTGAAGATGCCATTGTTGCTATCCGAGCGCAAATCCAGGATGCTATGATAAAAGAAATAATGCTTCGTTCTGATGAAATAGATACAGTAAATGAATATATCGATTTACATACCAAAGTATGGGGTGATAAGATTTGGGATAAGTTTGAAACTTCAGATGGACTCTATTATGAACTTTTACGAGCGATTGAAGATTTAGCTAAGGGTAAATCTGTTGAAGAAGCACTTCCCGCTAGTCATTATAAATTAGTAAATGGTAAGTATAAACATGTAGTAAAAGCTCAAAATACAAGCGGTGGACGCAGACAGCGTAAGAATCGCAAGACACGTAAGCAGCGTCGGTAAACTATTCAAAAATCACCGACATCTCAGACTTCTCTAGCAAGACTCCGAGTGCAGCTTCACGCCGCTCCAGCGCTCCACCATGCTGTTTCTTTGACGCATGCTTCCAATGCCATTCAAATGACAAGGCATCGTGTTTCGTAAACGGTCCCACATAGCAGTGTCGCCGCCACGTCTCTCCAGCGGCCACTTTTGCCCTTGTGGCCCTTGCACCACCCGTAATTTCTCCCCTATGTTGACGCAACCGGCGATCTACATCGACAGTTGCACCAATATACGTAGACCCACCCGAGGAGACTAGACAATAACAGTACCAGGGTGCCTCCATTCTAGACTATCCTAGGCATTTCTCTTTAGAAGTGCCACGCCATTTCTCTCTGCGTTGTGAAAGACCAGAGTGAATCCATTTTTCTGTGCATGCTCAAGCACTTTATCAGTCTTCATTGTATCGGTGTCATCTAAGAAGAGATACTTAGGATTTAATTTACATGCTTCCTGATAATCGGAGAATCCACAATACTCTCCACCATCTAGAATCACTAAATCCATTGCCTGTCTTATCTGAATATGAGGCACCTCCGTAAATGCCTTCTTGTCGGATTCATACCAGAGATCATAGTGTGGCTTATTTTTCAGAAAGGTCGGATGCGCATGAATCTCTTCATCTGGCATCAAACTCGTAGCAATTCGACCATTTACAAATTCAACCATTTCGCGCCCAGGCCTCACTTCCCAGTTCTCCTTTGCATATTGAAGATTCTCCTGGTTTGTCTCCAATGAGAGAATCTTCACAGGCTTATACTCAGGGCGACTCAGTGCACCCATTACACAGCAAAGTGTTGTTCCGAGGCCATTCCAGCAACCCACGTCAAGAATCGTATTGATACTCATATCATGCTGCACTAGACCCATGAGAATACGTCCAGCTACTGTCTCTGAGTGAATCTGACCAAGCGTTGCCTTCATAGTCGGAAGAGAGGGTTTACTTTCAAAAAAACCCCGCGCCACCATAAATTCATGATGATTCTGCGGATTGATAATATGAACGAGATTATCCGATTCACTTCGAATAAGATATCCATTAGAGTCAGTGTATTTGTTATAGATATCAAAAAATCCGTAGCCATAGGATGGGCAGTTTGCTTTAATGCATTCATTGAAGTAGCGCGCGTAATTCTTTCGGTCCTCATTTGTTCCAAGAAACGGATATTCAGGATTATTCCAGACAGTGGAATCCACTTCAATTGGCGGAATTACATTGTAGACATAGACCTCCAGTTTCTTGAACTGTGAGACAATTTCTCGAAGTCCCTCAAAATAGGAATCAACAATCTTCTTAATAATCGATTGATAGGATATCTCTTGAGTCACATATTTGTGTACGTGGCAGCGACAATCAATCTCTCCAAAGCAGAAAATAACAGTATCCCCCTCAGCAACAGAAAACCTACGGAGGTCAAGACGCGCCAGTCGATCGCGTCCAATTGAAAAGGCCAAAGTAGGTCCAATACTATTACGATTTATGTAAGGTAGTTTATCAAATGGGTGAACGGAATGACTGTCGCCAAATGTAAAAATAGTCATCTTTAAAGAATATCTTCTATATTCTTAAATCCCAGTGCATTGAAGATAATGTATCCTACAGAGTGGCTCATACATATCCTGCCCACCAACCGCAACCTGCTCATCTTTTGACTTTTTTTCACTATGTGTGAAAAGTGCAGGAGTAGGAATCTTACAACGCTTACAGAAGGCATGACGCTTTTCTACGCTGTCGCAATAAGGAATTAGGTCTAGAAGTTCACCAAAGGGCCGGCGCTCCGTATCACCATCAAGCCCAACACAGATTACATCTTTCTTGTCAGTTTCAACTGCATGTAGGACAAAATCCTTCAAACCTCCAAAGAATTGCGCCTCCTCAATAATAATTAAGCGAGCATCCATATAGAGAAATGTTGGTATAATAGTATCAAGGCACCTTACTGCCAGTGCAGGATATCTCTCCTTATCGTGACTTACAATTTCAGGTTTCTCACTGTATCGAGTATCGCTACTGTGAGTAATCACAAAGATGGGCCAGCCAATTGCAGAATATTTGCGAATAGTACCAAGAAGTTCAGATGATTTTCCTGCAAACATTGGACCAAGAATAATTTTAAGGCTCATTATATACTGTATAAGTAATGGAAGAATCACTTCAAATTTAACATCCTTGCCTATTAAGTGTAACAACATCAAAGTAGGTCATTCCAAACTGGGTGCCTTTAGGAGGTACCGTGATACGTACAAAGGCCCATTCACGACCAAAAGAGGGAACAAAGACTTTCGAATGACTAATATAATAATCAGGAATATCAAGATTACTGTAGAGAATCTTAATTGCTTCTACACCCGACATATCCCACGGATAACAGCCACCTGCGTTGATTGTAATGACCCCACCCTCAGGCATCCAATGAAGTAGTTTTTCAAAAAGACCAGTCCACATGGGGTCCTTCATATCGGGATCCACTAGATCGACGTAGATACAATCGTATATACGTTGCTCTTCAAGAATCTTGAAAATATCACTATGCTCTACATGTAACCGAGGATCATCAAAAACATTTCCGCCAAGAAACTTTGTTGTCCAACGTGGCTCATTTTGCCGAAAATGTGCAACAAGTTCATAATCCCAATCAATCATGTCAATCATTATACCAGGACGATCGCCCACGCGAGCAAGAACTGCGCGTGCAGTTGCACCCTCACCGCCTCCAAGAATACAAATACGGGATTTTGTAGCAAGGCCTTCATGAACTCCTGACACGAGATTCATATGGTAGAGATGTTCATCCGCTACTGAAGACTGCAGAACACCATTTACAAATAGCGTGCGTCCAAAAAGAACTGTATTCAGAATATCAATCTTCTGTTTTGTTGTCTGAAAACTCAAGGAGCCCTCAGGATAATACCGTAAAATTCGGATAAACTCACCATCGCGTTCCTCATACTCCATGATGTCAGACATTTTCTATGCCTATGTATCAAGTAGTTTCTTTAAGGCTTGCTTGTAGTATCAGCGTCCACCATCTCCTTTACTAATGACGCAAATGTCGACTCTCGAGTCCATCCAAGCTCCTTCTCTGCACGGCTCGGATCGCCGATGAGTGTATGAAGTTCATTCGGCCGGAAAAAAGCAGGATTAATCTTTACACGAATATCTCCTGTCAGGCCGTCATATCCTTTCTCGTCCACACCTTCACCACGCCAAACAATCTGAATTCCAATATGGCTAAAAGCAATCTCTAAGAACTCGCGAACACTGTGCTGCTCACCTGTGGCCAGTACCCAGTCGTCGGCCGTATCATGTTGTAAAATGCGCCACATACCTTCTACATAATCGCGAGCATGCCCCCAATCACGCTTTGCATCGAGATTACCGAGTTCAACACAGGTCTCCTCGCCGCGCTTAATCTTTCCAACAGCCATGGTAATCTTACGCGTCACAAAATCGGCTCCGCGACGAGGCGATTCGTGATTAAACAAAATTCCATTACAAGTGTACAGGCCATATCCGCTGCGGTAATTGCGGACCGACCAGTAGGCAAAGAGTTTTGCAACAGCATAGGGAGAGCACGGCTCAAATCCAGTCGTTTCAGAGAGTACTGTGATGCCTTCCGCACCAATTCGATTTCCATAGAGTTCACTTGTACTCGCCTGATAAAAGCGAATGCGGTCCTTAATAGGGGAGCGCCGCGCACACTCTAGAAAACGCAAGACACCTAGAGCATCTACATCGGCAGTGTATTCAGGAATATCAAAGGAGTGACGAACATGGCTCTGTGCAGCGAGATTATAAATCTCAACGCGTTCAAATGCAAGCCCAGCAAATTCTTCAAAGATAGTCTGAATACTGTATGTATCACGGAGATCACCACGCTTCACTTTAAAGGCGGGATTCTTGAGAATATGATTAATACGCTCAAAAAAATGATTTGAAGATGTGCGCATCATTCCCCAGACTTCATAGTCTTTTGAAAGTAGCAACTCGGCAAGATAGGAACCATCTTGTCCAGTAACTCCTGTAATTAAAGCCAACTTTACCATTGTCTTTTTTTAGATTTATTTGTTTAGACCTCAGGTCGAATCATTCAGATCAAGTGGTTCAAAACTATCACCTGAATGCCGTGGCGTAAGCGGAGGAGTATTTGTTCCCTTTTCTACATAGCGAATCTGTAGGCGATCCTTTACAAGAGGATTTTCACGAACAACTGGTGTAGACTCTTCAATGCGCTTGAGCTTCAGCTTATAACTCTTATAGAGATGAGAAAGACCTACAAGAATACCTACAAATGCCGCAGCAGAACCAATGCCGATTCCAATA